TTTGATCCCGATTACACTCAAAATCACCGACATTTCCGTTTTGAGGAAACCTACGGTTACGGCTATATAAAATATGCCCTCTATGACGATAACGGCAGAGAGGTCGATTTACACACAGTTAAGGCACTTGATTGGATAGACAGCAACGGTGTAACCTTTGATACATCGTATATGTGGGCAGTACCGGTTATTTACGGCAAATCGTGCCACAAGGGCAGAGGTGCGGGTATTATCGGAGCAAAGACAGACGCTTTCGACAGCCTTGATGAAGTGTGGTCACAGTGGATGGACGCTTTAAGAGCCTGCCGAACAAAGCAGTATGTGCCTGAATGTCTTATCCCTCGAAACCCCGAAACCTGTCAGCCGATGTCGCCAAATTCCTTTGACAACCGATTTATTGCAGTAGGAAACGATATGTCGGAAAACGGCAACGGCAACAGGATTTACACCGAAAGTCCGCAGATTCAGCACGAAAGCTATTTAAGCTCATACATCACCGCACTTGACCTTTGTTTACAAGGTGTTATATCTCCGTCAACGCTCGGTATTGATACAAAAAAGCTCGATAATGCCGATGCACAGAGAGAAAAAGAGAAAACAACTCTGTATACAAGACAGAACCTTGTTGAGCTCACCGAGAACGCTATGCAGAGCCTTGTAAATACGGTGCTGAATGCCGACAGTGAGCTTAACGGCAAGGGAATTGTTGACGGAATAGAGGTATCCGTAAACTTTGGTGAGTACGCCAATCCGTCATTTGAAAGTCAGGTTGAAACCGTGTCAAAAGCAAGACAGGGCGGTTTGATGTCGGTTGAAACCTCGGTCGAGGAATTGTACGGCGACAGTAAGTCTGACGATTGGAAAGCCGAAGAGGTACAGAGGATAAAAGAAGAGCAGGGCATTACAAGTGAGGAAGAAACCTCGTCATTCGACGATGTAAATTTTTTTACAAAAAGTGAAAATAAAACTTGACTTTTTGTGACACAACAATTATAATTTAATTGTGGCACAAAAAGTAGGTGATAGAATGAGTCCACGAACAGGCAGACCTAAAGCTGAAAATCCATTAACAGTTGAGGTGAAAGCAAGAATTGACACTGAAACAAATAAAAAACTTGTTAAGTATTGCAAGGATAATGGAATTACTCGCACTGAAGTTGTGAGGAAAGGCATTGAAAAGGTACTGAATGAAAAAGAATAACGGCAACTATCCACCGACCAAAGCGATTAGTTACCGTTATTACGCGACAGGTTACCCTATCTGAAATCCATTATATCATTTAGGGTTACTTCTGTCAAACAAAATTATTTTGATAGGAGTTTTTATTATGGCTTGTGTAAAGAATGTAAAAAATGTAATCAAAAGTGTTCGTGGCACTATTAATCCATATTATGATATGGGCTACGAGAACGTTACGGAAATTTATCGTACCAATTCAAGTGTATGTGATATGATTTGCGATGCATTCGCATTTGGATATGCTCAAGGCATTAAAGCTGCAAAAGCTGAAATGAGAAAGGCGGGTACTAAAAATGGCAGAAAAAGAGATTTGGAAAGATGTTGAGGAATTAAATGGGGCTTACCAAATCAGTAATTTTGGGCGCTTGAAAAGAACAAAGAATTATAGTAATCAATTTGCAGAATGGGAAAGCAATAAAATTATCAAATGGATAAAGGATAAAGATGGCTATCTTACTATAGCAATAAAGTCACCTCGAACTGGCAAACCAACAACATATAAAGCTCATAGATTAGTAGCGAAAGCGTTTATACCTAATCCTAAAAATCTTCCGCAAGTGAACCATAAAGACGAGAACAAGGAAAACAACAGTGTAGATAATCTTGAATGGTGCACAAGCTTATACAACAACCATTATGGCACAAAACTTGATAAGCAATCAAAAGGAGTTGTGCAGTATGACTTATCAGGAAATTTGATAAAGAGTTGGAGTAGTATTACTGAGGCTGGAGAATGTTTAGGGATAGATAAAAGTCATATTGTGAAATGTTGTAAAGGTAAAGCAAAAACCGCTTACGGTTATATTTGGAAATATAGATAGTTGGAAAGAAGCTATTACGCGAAAGTGAATAGCTTCTTTTTTTTGAGGTTTTTATGGATTATGACATCGCTGAAGCTTTTAAAAATATAGAAGATGAATTAATATCATCTATGATGAGAAACTTTTCAAAGCATAGGGTTGAAGAAAACAATAATAACTTTTGTTGGACCCAATGGCAGGCAGAACAACTAAAGGCGCTTGAGGAGTACCGCAAAACGAATGCCCAAAAATTCGGCAAGCAGTTCAAGAGCATTAACAGCAAGGTTGAAGAAATGATACGCACGGCAAGGGCTGACGGTAACGCAGAGCAGGAGGCTAAAATACTTGAGGCAATCAAGGACGGCTTTACACCGAATATGCCCGCAGGAGAGAGCACAGGCGAGTTTTTTAAGGTCAACGACCGAAAGCTTGACGCTCTTGTAAAATCGACCACAGACGATTTAAAGAGGGCGGAAACGGCAGTCCTGCGTATGAGCAACGATAAATACCGCAAGGCAATTTTTAACGCTCAAGTCTATGCAAATACAGGTGCAGGCACTTACGAAAAGGCGGTTGATATGGCTTGTAAGGATATGCTAAACGCAGGACTGAATTGCGTGGAGTACAAGAACGGTGCAAGGCACACGCTTTCAGACTATGCGGATATGGCAATCAAGACGGCGAACAAGAGAGCCTATCTAAGAGGTGAGGGCGAAGAAAGAGCGAAGTACGGGCTTTCCCTTGTTGTGGTAAACTCAAGGCAGGGCGGCTGCCCTGATTGTGCAAAATATATCGGCAAGGTGTTTATTGATGATGTGTATTCAAACGGCAAAAAATCGGACGGTGATTATCCGCTGCTTTCAACCGCCATAGCGGAGGGACTTTTCCACCCACGCTGTAAGGACAGCACAAGCACCCACTACCCTGAACTTGACGATTTGAGCGGACCTCTCTCCGATGACGAGCTTGCAGAGCTTGACCGCCAAAGAGGACTTGAGGTACAGCAACAGCATGCGGAAAAGCAAGCCGAACGCTTTGACCGCAGGGCAAAATACAGCCTTGACGAGGATAACAAGAAGTTTGCTAAAGCAAGAGCAGACGAGTGGCACGACAGGGCGGATAAGTTGGCGGAAAAGGTTAAAAACGCAGAAGATATTTCGCCTAAAGCTGTTGCAAAATCTCAAAAAGCTGTTATAATGAAATCAGAGGGTGTGTTGGATTTGGAACAAGCAAAAAAGCGTGATCATAAGATTTATATTACTGATACAGCTATAAACAAAGTTGATTTAGTTAAACCAAAGGATTTTTCTGCTGCACAAGCATCTTTTATGAAGAAAAAGCATAAAGAATTGTTAAGTGTTGCAAAAAGCCAAAACAATAGTAATGAAGTACTTTTTATAGAAAATTTAGACTTTAACAATGAAGTCAGAATTTTAGGAGATGAGTTTGTAGTATCACCCGGTAAAAATCCGTTTGCTGTTTCGGTTATAGCCCATGCGGAAAGACAGTCACTTGTATATTTACATAATCACCCAAGTACAAATACATTTTCTGTTGGTGATATTGATACTTTCATTTGCGAAAGAGCGGTAAAAACAATGTCTGTTGTCACAAATCAAGGCGAAGTGTATATTTTAAATAAACTTGACAATTATAATTTTAATGATACTAAAAAGATTTTGACCGAAATTTATAAATCTTATCCTGACGGTGATATAGATGACAAAGATTTTGTGAAAAAATTTTTAAAGCGTTGTCATGAAGGAGGAATTGAATATGCAAAATCAAAATAAAACTGTTATGAATATTGATGATAGAAACAAAGGAAGAAAAGGCATAGAAGAAATGCTGGAAAGAATGGAAAAGATGTCTGACTTGCCAAATAACAGCCCCACGCAGAACAAAACAAGGAAAGAAACAGCGTGAATATCTAACCGCTCCGTAACAAGAGCGGTTTTGTTATGCGTGAATTTAATACAGAGATTAGCACTTAATCAATCGGATTGAGTGCTTTTTTTATGCGAAAGGAAATGTGAAATGACTAATGAAGAATTTTTGAAACTTGCAAAAAGGACAGTAAAAGACTATACAACAGAACATCTTGATAAATCAGACGGCGAAGTCGACTTTTGCGTATACGTTGTTTGGTCTTGTAAAACACTGCAAAACAGCAAAGCACTTCTGTCAACAACGCTCTGTGACGGTATGTATTATGAGTGTACATACAACGGTGACAAAGACGAAATGTACTTTGATGCGTACAAGAAGTTTGAAAACAGGGTAATTAAACACTAAAAAGAGCGGTTTTGTTATTTTAACTTGCCCGTAAAGGGTTACAATTCGTAAAAACGGCTTGTTTTCGGACTTTTTAACTTGCCTATAACTTGCCAAGATAAAACTTAATACATCAAATCAGCACTTTGAGAAATCAGAGTGCTTTTTTGTATTTAAACCCGTCGATTTCGACGGGTTAGAAAGGCGGTGACAAAATGAAAGTAAGAGTAATTACATCGTTCAACGATAAAACCGAGGGGTTTATTAACAGACCTGTCAATGAAGTCTTTGAATGCTCCGAGAGCAGAGCAAAAGACCTTATCAAACTTGGCTATGTTAAAGAGGCAGTCGAGGAAGTGCCTGCCGAGGAAAAGCCAAAACCTAAGAGAAAATTGACAAAACATATTTAAAACGCACTTGTGAGTAACTGCACAGGTGCTTTTTTATTGCCCGAAGGCATTAAACTACGGGAGACACCGAGCAAAACTGAAACAGAGAGACACTTTATAAACTGACTATGGGAGACACCCGATAACTGAAAGGATTGATAAAATATGGCAGAAAATAACCCAACACCTAACCCAAACGAAACACAGCCGACACCACAGGGCAACCCTGCACCTACGTTTGATTATGACAAGCTTGCAAGTCTTATTAACGGCAAGCAGAGCGTAGCCGAAGATACGGTTTTAAAGTCATACTTCAAAGAGCAAGGATTGTCAGCAGATGAGATGAAACAGGCAATCGGTGCTTTTAAGGAGCAGAAAGCCAAGAACACACCCGACATTGCGAAAATGCAGTCTGACCTTGAAAATTCAAACAAGGCTAAGCTCATTGCAGAGGTGAACCAGTCGGCTACTCTTGAGGCAGTTAAGCAGGGTGTGGATATTGCAAGCATTCCGTATGTACTCAAAATGGCGGACTTTTCTGCAGTTTCCACAGACGGCAAAATCAACACAGAAAAGCTGACCGAGGCGGTTAAGAAAGTGCTTGACGATATTCCTGCACTCAAAGCAAAAGCAAGCGAAAACGCTGGCGGTGTTCAGAAAATCGGCGGTGACGGTAACGGTACATCAGACGGTACTAAACAAAATTCAAGCGTTCCGACAAAGAAATGGAACAGATTTAATATTTAAGAAAGGACAATTTAACTATGGCAAACACAAATAACTATGCAGAGCAGTTCAGCCCGGATTTGCTCGAAATTCTTATGCAGGGCACACTTACTTCACCATTCATCACTTCAAATGTAAAATGGGTAGGTGCAAGAACATTCCATTTTACACAGATGTCAACAACAGGCTTTAAGAACCACAGCAGAGAGGGCGGTTGGAACAAAGGCAAATATACACAGACAGATGTTCCTTTCACTTGCGAGCACGACAGAGATATTGAGTTCCTTGTTGATAAGGCAGATGTTGACGAAACTAACGCAACCGCTAAGGTTGAGAATATTTCAAAGGTGTTTGAGCAGACACAGGTTGCACCCGAAACAGACGCACTTTTCTTCTCAAAGGTTGCCGCAAAGGCGCAGGCAACAGACGGCTATCATTCAGCTACTAAGTCAACCGAATGGACCAAAGCAAGCGCTTACTCAAAGCTCAAGACTATTCTTTCAGCCGGCAAGCTCCGCAGATATAAAGCAAGAGGTACGCTTGTTGCTTATGTAACATCAAACATTATGGATTGCCTTGAGCAGTCAACAGAATTCACTCGCAAGATTGAGCTTACCCAGATTGCCGAGGGCGGTATGGGAATTGAAACAAGAGTAACC